CTAATCTTTTACCTGATACTGATTTAGATATAATAGTATTTTGAATTGACTTTATTCCTAAAGTTCCAAATTTAGCAGTTGATATAGGGAAAGCACCTGACATTATATAATACTTTTCGCACCTCTCTCATTTACAGCTTGATTAATTAATTGAGTTATAGTTCCTCTGCTTTGAGTTAATAGTTCATCAAATCCTCTAGCATCTACTGTATTAATATTAAAATTAACTGTTGTACTTCCACCAGCATTACCACCTCTAGCATTTTGTGTTATTTGTCCTGTACTATTTGGAACAAAGACTTCAGCACCTCTTTCTCCAACTACAACTGGTTGTCCTTTTGATACTGCACCACCTGATGCAAGAAATGGAAATCCACTACCACCACTTAAAGCATTAAAAAACATGGCTCTTTTTCGTTCTGTGTTTTGAGATTTTAATGTGTTTAATATATTAGCTTCAGTTTGTTCTTCTTCTTTTTTTAATATTTTTTTTATTCCCATTAAAGCAATTTCTTCTACTAAATGTGCAATTATTTTAACTAAAAGTGATTGTGCCATTTTTCTAAATGATTCCTCTAAACTTTTGCCTAATACAATAGCTTCTGCAATAGCATTTGACATTTTTTTAATTCCACCTACAAAACCTTTAGCAATTATATCTTTAATACTTTCAGCTTTCTTTTTTAATTCATCTAATCGCTTATCAGTTAATTCTCTAATTTTATCTATTGTTTCTGTTATTGCTTGTTTTATTAATTGGAATTGAGTTTTAGCTTCAAATATTGGTGGTAATGATTCAATAAATATTTCTTTCATTTCTTCTGCTTCATTTTTAGCTTCTAATTGTTGTCCAGTTAATTCTTTTACTAAATCAATAATTCTTTGTAAATTTACAATTAATAAAGCCGCACCACCTATAAGTAAGTTTTTTTTAGTCATTTTGTTAAAAGCCGCCATAGCAACAGTTGATGCTTTAATAGAAAGTGCTAAATTATAAAAGAAAGCAATAAGTTTAAAAGCAATTAATACTTTAATAGTTTCTATTATTAATTTAAAATTGTCTTTTAAAAAAACTATTGCACTTGCTGTTCCTCTTACTGCACTTGCTAATCCTGAACCTATTGTTTGTGCTAATTCTTTAAATGATTTTTCATTATTTTTAACAAATGTATCTAAAAGTTTAAATTGTATTTTAAGTTCATCAAAGAAACCAGCATCTAATATTGATCTTTTAAAATTAAAAAATGAATCTCCTAACATTGAAACAGTACCCTCAAATGTATTTGCTAGTTCATCTGTTGCACCATCAAATTTACCACCTTTACCAAAGACTCTTTCAAATGCCGCCGCAGTTTCTTCTACTGATACAGTTGCACCAGCTTTAAATCCTAACATAGATTTTACACCACGATCTCTAAATAAATCTGCCGCACTAATACCAGCACTCATTGATCTTTGAATTTGCTCTGCTGTTGTTCTAAAATCTAACCCTGTAACTGCCGCAACATTACCAGTAATTTTCATTAAATTTGCTAGTTCTTTTGCATCTTTAGAAACAACTGATAAAACTCCTGAACCTGATTGTATTTCTTCTAGTGAGAAAGGAACTTGACTAGCAAACTTTGCCATTTCATCAAATGCTTTGCCACCTTCTTTAGCACTACCAAATAAAAATTTTAATCTAACTTGTAATCCCTCAATTTGTTTTCCTGTATTAACTAATGATCTAACTGCTAGTCCAGCACCTAAACTAATAAAAGCTGATTGCAAACTAAATACAGCATTTTTAACTTTACCTAAACTTCCTTGTAGATTATTTAGGGCTTGTTTTGACCTATCTTTTGCTACAATGTCTATTTTAAGTTGCTGTGCCATAATTTATTATCTGTGTTTTGCTATTCGTTCTTGACTTTTATACCCATCTTGCTCTTTTTTCAAGTAAGCTAACCATAAATTATAATGGCTAACTGGCATATCTAATACTTCTTGAATTGTAATGTGGAGTCTGTCTGCTACTACTAAAAGCGACCTGATGTCAGGGTCGCTAACTACTTTTTTTCGGCTTCCTCATAATTAGTATCTGCAAGTATTTGATTGGCAATAGTTGAGATAACATTAGAGTCTGCTTTTTTTTTCAAAGCAATTTTATCAAATGGTTCAAATGCTTTAATCATTTCTCCTTTGTCGTTTTTGACTTGGAGTTTCATTACAAGCAAATCAACAAGAACAGTTAAGTCTTGAAAATTGCTAGACTTTTTAAAGATTATGTTTTTTTCTTCAAGGGTAAGTGGTTCAGAATAAAATATACTCGGATTACCATGCTCATCTTTCCACTGCTCTACTTCAATAGTAATAGTTTTAAGAGTTTCAAAATGAGTCTTTACTCTATCAATAACTGACATAAATTAGGATTATACAGTTCCTCTTGTCAATCCGCCTGTTCCTTGAAATGTAACTGATCTAGTAGTTATTCCATCTAAAGAAACATTGACACTCATTCCTGTAACAATTCCTGAACCAGTAAAAGTTTCATCTCCTGAAGAATTACCCTCTGGTGCTAAAATAAAAGCTATTGTAGTTCCAGCAGTTAATGTTTGTTGTGGAGAATCAGTTTCATCATAACTCATTTCTAAAGTTCCTGAAAATGATGTTCTGCCACTTACGAATGACTTTGTTGCATCTGATAATTGAGTATCTTCAACAACATCAGCAGTAGTTTCAAGTGTGTAGCCAGTAAGTTCGCCTATACCAGTTCCACCAGCAGTTACGACTCCTTCTTTTCCAAAGTGTGTTGCCATTTTTTATTTTCCTTTTTGCTTGTTGATATATTATTTTGTTCTTTCTTCCAACCTAAATCTAAAAAATTATCAAGTTGAGTTTCGTTAATAACAACTTCATTCCCATCTTTATATAATTTAATATCTTTAGCCATAAGTCCTTTTATTAGTTTTCTTCTTGTTCGTCAATATCTTCTTCATCTTCTTCAAAATTATCATCATCTAAATCTTCTTCCCACTCTTGATTATCTTCTTCTTGATTCTCTTTTAGTTCAGATAATAAATCTTTTACTTCTTCGCATAACATAGACTCTTTATCGTGCATTTTTTCTATCTGGTCTATTTTCTTTTCTATTTTGTTTATAATTTTAGTTGTCATATTATCTCCTATGGTGTTCCAGCTTGATACTCGTACATACATCTAATAGTCATTCTTATTCCACCAATAGGAAATAAACTTCCCTCATCAGTTTCTACTTGTATAACTTCTGTATCAAGTGCATTACTACTTCTTGTAATATCAGATTCTAATGCAGTTTCAATAGCTGTAATTAATGCGTTTCTTGCAGTATCTATATTAGATTCAGCACCTTTTACAAAACCTAATACAACAAAATCAATCGTACCATGTCTTGTTCTAGCACCAGTTCCTAATTCCGAATCATCTCTATTTTCTTCTGATGTTTGTACTATTACTGCTGGATATTGTTGTTCAGATAATTCATCTAATTGAAATGGTTGTCTAGTTGCTTTTTTTATGTCTGGGCTAGATATATTAGATATTACTGATAATAAATTAGCCGCTATATTTTCTCTTACACTCATAATGCCCCTGTACCTTTCATTCCTAAATAAGATAAAATTGCAATAATTACAAATCCTATTAATAAACCAATAATCATATTCTAAACTTTCTTAATTCTTTTTCTACAAATCTGTTGAACTGCTTACTTATAATCTTTTCTGTTCTATTGTTAAAGCCAAAAAATTCTCTATTTTTTTCTCCCATCATAACTTGATTAAATAATGCTCTTTTAAGCATTTGTGCATTATTAAAACCTAATGATACTTTGTGTTTTCCTGTTTTTTTACTTGTTAAACTACCTAACATTCTACCAGAATAAAATAAATCTACATTTGTTGATTTACCCTCTCTGTTTAATTTATTTATATATCCTTGTGAATAAGGTGCAAATGCACCATCTTTAAAATTAATACCTTTTTTAGTTTTAGTTCTAACAATATCTATTAATTGAAATCCAGCTTGTTTAATACCTTTGTCAATTATTCTAGGTAATACAGATTGAAACTTTTTAAATTTTTTAGCTACTTGTTTTGAGTTAGATTTAATCTTTAAATCGACAGCCATTATCTAGTCAATCGTCTATATCCATGTAAAGGTTCTCTTTCATTAGATACAATACTTCCATCTGCATCTGAATCATACTCTACACCATCTTCTAATATCATTCTCCATTCAATATTGTATTGACCCATGTAATATTCAGCCATTCTTTCAAATCTATCTTTTTCTGTTTCTGGTCTAAATTTAGTTAATGCTGGTAAAAAGAATCTTCCTAAAAATAGATAAACACCAGCCCTCTCAAACTGATCTAAATTAACTTTTGTATTAACCATTTCTGCTGTGTTTAAAACTGTAATATCTGTAAATATATTTGTTTTATATACTTGCCACCACTCCACTCTTAACTGTCTTAAAATATCATTAGTAGTTTGTGCAAAGAAATTAACTGTTTCTGTTGCGTTATTTGCAATACCAAAATCAAAAGCATCAGGTTGATACTTTGTTACATCAGCATGAGTAATTACATCAGCACCAGTATAGTTTGCCATATTATAATATCCAAATTAAAACAATAAGTCCTACAATAACTCCAGCAGTTACTTTAGGATTATCTTTTGCAAGTTTAATATATTTTTCTAAATTTTTCATTTCTTTTTCCTTGTTTTTCTTTTCTTTGGTTTTAGTTGAACCACTTTATCAGAAATGTCTTTTACTGTCGCTTTTTTAATTTCTTTTTTTACTTCATCAAAAGGAACAAAACCTCTCATTTCAAAATGTTTTACATTAGCTTCGTATTGTATTTTTGATCTAATAATGGTTTTTTTTCCATTTGTTAATTTTATCATTTCTTCCATAATTTTCTCCTAGTTGATACAAGGGCGATTTCTCGCCCCTGTAAAATTATGATTAAGCGTCTTGTATTGATGAGTCTGCTTCAACTTCACAACCATAAGAGTCTTGTAATTCTCCGACTCCATAGACTGCTGTTGCAACAATTTCATCTGCTCTTAAACTCGCATCTCTTTGAGTTTCAATTTTCAAGTCTTGCATCATTGCTAGACCTAAAGCATCTGAATGGAATACTGCACCTTTGTAATCTCCAGTAGTTCCTGGATTATTACCTGATGCGTCTGCCATGTTTGATGTTTCATAAACACTAACACCAGCGATTTGACCAGCAAAACCAGTTCTCAAAGCTTCATTACCAGCACCTGGATTAGGGTTAGCAAATGTGTTTGATAAACCAGATTTTAA